TTGCGCAAAGTTTAGCCATGATTATTTACCGAATTTTTTAACTTCCGGTCTTACTGCTCCAAAGCCAGTTAACTGAGCATGATTAGTAACTCCACCGTCCATCATCTTAGCTCTGCCACCTTCTTTATAGCCCATAATTTTTTTAGCTACATCCGGTCTTTTCTTTGCTAAAGCATTCATACCTTTTGAAGGGTACTTACCTTTTTTATTTTTTTCCATAATTAACTCGCTGTGTTTTTGATTTTTCTAGATTTTGAAAAAGCAATATTTTTCTTTTCCTGAGGAGACACGTTACCTTTTACAGCTTCGGTTCCTTTTTCAGGTTTGCCTTTTATAAATCCAAAACCAGGCACTTGTTTATTAAATCTTTTGTTTGCCATGTGTTTCCTCCTTATTTTTTTCCATTTCGGAAAATTTGTGTACCCTTTATACCATAAATGCTCGCGACTACAAGTATCCATAAATTAGTGAACCATGACGGGAGCTGTGAGAACATTTCAAAGAACAATTTTACCTTGTCCATCGCTGTTGGGTCATCCGATATCACCGCATATGCGAGCACCAAAACGGGCAAACTTAAAATTATCAAAACCGCCTCGTCCTTCCAGTCCGATTGCCTTGCTTCTAGCAATTTTCCCTGGTAAGCCTCTTCTCCTCGAGCCATTTTTCTTGCATGTTCCATTTGAGCGTCCGCCATAAGCATTTTTGTCTCTTGACGCTTCTTAAAAATGTGTGAACCGGCGTTTACAGCTAATTTTATTGCACTAAACCACATAATTTACCTATTTTGTTTTAATTTAGCAGCTAAAATTGTTTTTTCAATCGAAGTATCGGCTCTTAACTGTGCTAAATCTTCATTTTGTTGTAATTTTTCGTCAGTTTGCATCTGATTCATCATTGCTTTCATTTTATTTAAGTTAATTTGCTCATCATCAACCTTTTTCTTACGTGCATTTTCTTGTGCTCTGATGTCTAGCTCTCTTGCTCGTAGTTTTGCAATAGGATCATTGTCAAATTGTGAAGTAATTTCTTTTTCTTCCTTCATAAATTCTTCCATCATCTCTGCAATTAAGACTGCTTTTCTAGCTTCTATCTTTTCTGACATCATTCTAGCTTGTATTTGCATCTGTTGAGCCATTTGTGGGTTCTGTTGCATCATAGCTTGCATTTGTTGAAGTTGTTGCATCTCATCTTTAAACTCAATTTCAACTTGTTCTTGAGCCATTAACGAAATGTGTTCAAAAATATTTTTCTCTAGACTTGCCATGACTGTTGGATTGTTTCTAGCCATGTTTGTTGCCATAAAATTTAAGTGAGCCGTCATATGTGCTCGGTGATCTTGACCTGGAAACGCTTGGAACGGTTTCCCTGCCAAAGAATCAATGTGTTCTAAAGCAGGGTCCTTTGGTTGTGGTGGTTGTGGTCGAATTAATACGGTGTCAACATCCTTTACACCAATTGCTTCATACATATTTCTATATGCTTGATACAAATTATGCATTTGAGGATTTGACATTGCCAGTTGCAGTTCTGTTTGCGCTAAAGAAATACGCTGTGTCTGTGAGAAAATGTTAGGGTCAGCAACTGGCAGTATATCCACTCTATCATCAAAGTCTGATTGTTTAATCATTTTTTGACCCCCAACTACATCGTATGGATATTCTGCAGGTAAGTATAATCTAAATACTCTTGATAAAATTCTAAATTCATTTTTTAATGCTGCGTAAATTCTTTTATGGATAGCAGACATTGTTCTACTACCTCTTTCAAGCAATGCCACAGTCGTGCCCACAGCTGCTTGTTGATTCCCGTCACCTACTTGCAGGTCCGCTATGGAAGCGAATCTTTGTCCTGCATTTACCACGACTCCCATTAGTTGTAATAAGGTTTGAGAAGGCTCTTTGAAAGGAAGAGTCATAAAAGCATCTCTTATGTTTCCTCCAGGAGCATCTACATCTCTGAATTCACCAGGTTGTATTGCTTGTGCATCATCTCTAATTCTGATTCCTCTTTGTTTGAAACCAGCCGGTAAGTTAGATAATGTTCCGGCATCGAGTAATTGTCTTAATGCTGAAGTTGCAGTTCTTGATAATCCACCAATCATGTGAATTAAACCAAAACCGTAAAAACCTAAGCCAGGTAAAAATTTAAAATGTACAAAGTATTGTATTTTAGATTTCTTTGGATCGTTTTGTTCGTAGTTTCTTCTAATAGATAATATCTCTCTAGAATTTTCTTCAATTGTTACAATGTAAGGTAACTTAATTCCAGTTGGTTCGCCATCAGGTCCAACATCTTCAAAACCTTCTAAATCTAAATTAACATGACATTCTAACAAAGTAAAAATGTCATCGTCTCTTCCAGTTTTAACTGTGCCTTCTAATTCTAATTCTTTTTTCTCAACATCAGTTAAATTATCGTGACCTGCTTTTAATTCTACATCTCTATAGAAACCTGCCACTTGTTGTTTTCTTAATTCATTTTCAGAAATTTTAATTCGATGAATAATTGCTTCCGCATCATCTAATGAGGTAGCTGTGTACGGAACAATTAAATCATCTGCTGGAACGAACTTTGATACTGCTCTTTCCAATAAATCATCATAGTAAACTTTTTTAAATGCTGAACCTGCAAGAGGTAAATAAAATAACATTTGATCAAACTCCGGTTCGTATTCTTTCATTTGATCCATCAACTGATAGTTCATGAAATCTTTTACACGATTAGACTGTTGAGTTTTTTCTGGAGTTTGTACTCCAATAATTTGTGTTCTTACTGGTCCAGTGGCTGGGAGTAACTCTTTATAAGCCAACGCCTGAAACTGAGTAACTGCTTCAGCAAGCACCGGATGAGTGGCACCCGAAGCACCGGCGAAAGGTTCCGTCCTGTTTTCATATTTAAATCCTAATAGTTCTAATCCTTGAGTATAAGATTTTTCCCAATCTTTTCTAGAACTTTTATAGTCTTGATAATTTTGATAAAGTGTAGAAGATAAATAACCTAACTCTCTTTCATCTACAAAGTCAGCTAAGTTTGCATTAAAGTCTGCTGCTTCTGATTCTTTTAATGCATCGGGATCAAAATTAACATCAACTGATCCATCTTCTAATTCTGTAATTTCAGCTTCACCAGGTTTTACCTGTTCCATTTCTTCAACCATTTCAACTGCGATATCGTCAGTTGTTTCTTCAGGTTGAACTTTTATGTTTGGTAAAGCTTTGTCTATCTCTGCCATTATTTTTTTCTCCAGATTGTTTGACTGTTTTAACAGTATTATATGAAATATTCAAGCCCTGTGGATTAGGTCCTCTTTTTGGTGGTGGACCACTCTTTTTCCCTTTTGAATACATTACTTAATTCCTAGTTTCTTTTTAAAACCTGGAGATAATCTATTTACATCATAACCCATATCTTCCAGTTCTTTTATAGAAACATTTTCAAAACCAATAGTATCTTCTATCAAATCATCTATGTCTTCTATGCCTTCGTCAATATCTTTCATCTTACCGTCAAAATCTGATCTAACTGTATATTCATCATATTGATCAGGAACGCTTCCGGTTGTTTCATCTATTTTACCTTTAGTCAAAGTTAGTTCTTGTTCTTTGTATCCAGGAAAATCAGGATCTCCTTTTATAACTTTAAGTCTTGTATCCCCTGTATTTAAATCTTCTATTAATTCATAATCTGCATCTGAAGTTCTGTAATTATAAACTTGTTCTCTTTCCTGAGTAGCAAATCTTTTTGTTACATCATCTCCAAATTGTTTAACTTTTTCTACCATCTTAAAAAAATAAGGAGGTATACCTTTTGCAGCTTCTACTGCAGCTGGAGCTGCTTTAGTTAAAGGTTTCGCTAAATTAAAATATTTACCAATTACGGGAACTGCTGCAAGTGCACCCATAATTTTCATAAACTTTCTTTTACTTGGATCAGGTGGAGTTCCATCTGCAAAACCTACACGGCCACCACTAGCTAAAAATTGTTGCGGTATTTCTTGTGGTTGAAATCTTTCGCCTAACATTAAATCTTTTAAACTTTCAAAACTGCTAGCTCTTCCTTCAGCTCTTTCAGCTTCTTCTTGTTGTCTTTCAAGTTCAACTCTTTTTAAACCTTCTTCATATTCTTTTAATGCTTCTTCTAAAGACATTTTAGATTCTACTCTTGGAGTTTGAAAATCAGTATCTAAACCAGAAAAGTCTTGTGCAATTTGTTCATCCATCTCAGCTTGTTTAACTACTGATCGTGCTTCTCTTTCTTCAGGAGATAATGCAAAAATATCTTTAGTACCACCAATTAAATCTGTACCAATTAAATTTCTCTCTAGAGTTTCTAAAACTGTTTTACCAGATTTAAAATCATTATACATTCCTGAAATAATTAAAGGAGTTGCAACAATTCCTAAACCCTTCAATGCTGCAGTGAAATATCTTTTTGATTTAATGTCGTCTGGAAGTTTTTTTAAACTATCTTTAATTTCTTCTAACCCTGGAATTAAAACTCCTTTTAATTTATTAAATCTGTCAAACATTTCTCTTGTCATAGCAGACTCGGGTCTTTTAATTTTATCAGCTGTAGTTATTCCTTGTAATTTAACAGCCTCTGCATCTATTTTTTGTTTACCTAAATTTATAATTTGATCAGCTTGTTCTTTTGTAATTTTAGCTAAATCTAATTCGCCCAATGCCTCACCATATGCCATTCCTTTTTTAGGATTGAAACCTGTGTCTTTTAATTTTGTTATGTTTCCATCTTGATCAATATCTAATAATTCAAAGTTAACCAAACCTTGAGCGGGCGTTCCTTTTAACTGACCTCTTAATCCCTTCATAGTATCATTA